CGAATGTTGGGTTGGACGGCATTGCTCGACTCAAACAGATGCTCGACAAATACGAAGAACTGCTCAAGCTCATGAACCCGACGAAGCAATGAACTCACCTGACGAGCGACCAGAGAAGGAGGCGGAGAAGCTGCGAGATGAGGTTGTGAAGCGGATGTTGAACACGTCGCCCAAGCCTCATCCCAAGCCGAAACCAGGACGAAGACCGGGGCGTCCGGTTAGCTCCTAACGCCTCGGCGCCCAACGACCCTTGCGGCCCTTGCCGTACGGCTTGCTACGCCCTTGCGAGACTAGGTCTAGCATACATCAGCCGACGCCCGACGGCGCCAGCGATGCAGCGACGGGCGCGCTCTGCATCGTCGCAGCCAGTGGCAATCCGGTTCGTGTAACGGAAGTCAAACTCGGTAAGATAGCGGCTCAGGTGTTGCTTGCCGCAATGCTGATAAATGCCGCGCATCCCGCGTTTGAAAATGGCGAAGAAGCCTTCGATCTGGTTCGTCGTGATCGAGCGGTCCTCGCGGCTGACATATTCGCCCTTCGCGGTCAACTCGACTCAGGGGCATCGTTCCACAACCCAGTGACGGCTCCCGTCGGACGAGCGATGCTTCTAGAAACATCCTCACCGCCACCCTCGCAACCGAATGACTGCGTAGCACGATTTTCCTTGCAAAACAAGGTGGAAATGGTATGAGACGGACCTGCGTCGATGCGATGAAAGACGACGCGCCCGCCCACGCGGTTTCGCGATTGCGGAGGCAACGGGTTTCGCACGGGGCACAACTCCGGGTGGCGGTCGCTGCGGTGGCCGCCACTTTGCTCACCGCCTGCGCTCCCCACGTCCGCTACGTCAGCACCTATTGCCTGACACACGACCAGCAGCTCCCTGCCGAGCCCCCCAAGGTTCACAGCCAGCTCACCGGCCACGCGGATTCAGACATCGGTATCATCGCCGGTAGCGCGATACGCCTCAGGGCCTGGGGCGAAGGCTTGCAGACGATCCTGGAAGGCTGCCGGGAGCCCGCAAAGTGATCCGCGTCATCCTCTGGATCGGCGATCAGATCGAGCGCGGTGTTCCCGACGCATTGGGTCCGCTCTCCCGCTTCGAGAGCGCCTGCTACGCGGCAAGCCAGTTCCTCTACCAGCTGGCGTGGAGATTAATCGAACTGCGGGAGCCTCAGCCGAAGTAGGCTGAAGGCGGGGGGATTTTGCCTGATGCTATCGCGCCCTGATCCGCATCGGTCTCGCCGTTATTGCCTCGGCCGGAGTCATTCCAAAGCGACGAATGCGCGAACTTACCGTGTTGCGGGACACGCCTACCGCACGGCAGGCAGACATTATGGACGGATATGTAACGCCGCGAATTGTCACAATCGTTCTTGTTCGCGTCTCGGCTCTCCGCTTGTTTTGGGCCTGCTCCATCCAAGTCGCCCATCGGCAATTATTGGGTTCGTAATTCCCGTTCACGTCAATCCGATCGATAGAATGCTTCCGCGACGGGCGGTCGCCCATGTCGGCCAGAAAATCTGGAAACGACTGCCATCGGTCGCAAACCTCTATCCCGCGCCCACCGTAATGGCGGTAATCGCGCCTGTTCTTGTCATAGCACCGCCGTCGCATTTCACGCCACGATCCATAGGCAAGATTGGCCTTCATCGGCTTACCTTTGGGCATGGTTGGCACATAGCAGATTCACCTTCTGTTCTCAAGTCGTGGAGGGCGGCGGCGTGAATCATACAAAACCGCGCATCCTCTTGCTGGACATCGAGACCAAGCCAGCGCTGATCTATTCGTTCGGCATCCGCGACCAGCATATCACGCACAAGCAGATCGCACAGGATGGCGGCACGATCTGCGTCGGCTACAAATGGCTCGGCGACAAGCGGGCTCGCGTCCTCTCCGAATGGGAGCACGGCTATTCCGAGATGATCGCGCAAACCCACGCGCTGATCTCCGAAGCGGACGCCGTAGCGACCTACAACGGCGCTTCGTTCGATCTCCCAAAGCTGATGGGCAATTTCCTGCTCGAAGGGCTTCCCCCGCCGCCTCCTCCAACCCAGATCGATATCTACAAGGCCGTCCGCAAGCTCGGCTTCATCTGCAACAAGCTCGATTATGTCGCGCCGCTTCTGGGGCTCGGCTCCAAGGTGAAGCACGAAGGGCTGGAGATGTGGATCGCCGTCATGGCGGGTTGCCCCAAGGCGCAGCGCAGGATGGCTCGATACTGTGCCGGCGACGTGGATCTGCTGGAGCGCGTTTACGATCGCGTCCGCGGCTATGTGTTCAATCATCCGCACATGGGAACGACCGGGCCGCTACAGTGTCCCGCGTGCAGCTCGCACCAGGTTCAGTCGCGCGGCGTCCGGCGAACCAAGTCGAGCTTCATCAACCGGCTGCACTGCCAGGCTTGCGGCGGGTGGTTCGATGGTAAGCGGGTGAAAGCCGCATGACCCTCCACCTCGACAACAACCACCATGTCTCGGTCAATGCCCATAGCGGAAAGGTGTGGTTGAGTGTGTATAGCGGAACAGGAGCTGTGGTGCCGTTATCGAGGAAGGACGCAAGCTCACTGAGAAGCGCGCTACTCAAAGCGATCATTGAGCTTGAGAAGTCAGTTCCTCCGCCCGCCTGATCGCGTTAGCCCTGCCTTTCACATATTCCACAATCTTTGACCCCGGTTGTGTGGCTTGGGTATCGATGATGATCCATAGTGGCTCGTCAGGACTCGAAGTCGGGCCGCAGACGACGTAGCGCTTCTGCGGTGGCTTTGTACTGATGGAGTGGGTCATCAGAGTTTCCGTTTAGCGTTGTTCGATGCAGTGTATCAAGAACAGGGTTAGGGCGATGCCGCAAGCGGCTCAGCGCTTCGCGTGCCATCGCTATCGTGGGTCACGGAAGCCATACCGCCACAAGCACGACCGCGCAGGCTGCTAGAAAGCAGCCATTAATTATCAGTTCGCCGAGCCCATCACGCGCTTTCCCGTTAAGGATCATCGCGACGACTCCTATGCCGAGCAGCGTGATTGCGACCGGTGCTAAATCTAATGAAGTCAGCACATCTCCCCCCCGATACCCTGTAGAGCGGTGCGGGCTATCTCACGGCGAGCCTCTGAGTTTTCCTTATGAGTTCCGCCCGGCATGTTTGAAGCAATCTTCGTCAGCGCCTCTCGAAGCACCCCTACATCGGATAGGAGGGCGGTGATGCGGTCGGCGGCTGCTGGACCGTCTGGATTGACGAGCCGCATCCCATCGTCGGTAATATAGCTTGTCGCAGTGCCATCGCTGCTGATCGTCCCGCCACCTTGCGCCGGTAAACGTTGCATCTTGCGCCGCAGCCGTTCCACCAGATCCCCGTCCTCTCCTGATGGTGGGGTGTGTCCCATTGCTGCGATTGCGGACGGCAAGCCTTCAGCCATGTAGCGCACCATTGCTTCAGCCTGGTCCGCATCGAACAGATTGGTGCCAATCGGCTTATGCTTACCTTCGTAGCGCGTGCCCTTGTTGAACACGGGATTGAAACTGATCCCGGCATCTGGATGAAAATTCTCCGGTAGCCGCCATCCAAGGATGCGCCGAGCCATGTACTTGATTTGCGCGTCGGTGAGCGCGACCGCCTCAACCTTATCCTCGCCGGGGTCGGTGGGGCGGGCGGGATAAGTGCCAACCGGAATTGCGGCCATGATCTTTTCGAGCATCGAGTGAGGGTGAACATCTCGATACTTCCGCAAGATTGTCTCGATGTTGTGTCGCAGCGTCACTCGCGAAAAGTCGCGCTCCACCCTCGTCTCATCCATTGCTATTGTCTCCCCGACTGCGGTATCTTTCGACTTCTTCTCGCGTGAGGCGGTCAGCTGGATTGGGAAACGGCTGTCCCTCGGGATCGCCGCGCACAGTTGAAGGCGCTGGCTGACGGACGCACCCCAAGCAAGCGCATCCGCCGTTCTCCGGTCCGTCGCACCATCGCCGCCATGTAGGCGGATAGACCTCGATCAGGCGGGTGATTTCATCCAAGCTGCGGTCCATCGCTATTCCCTCTCGTCTCTCGCTCAGCCCAGGAACCGCGCGCCGCAGCGCTTGCAACGCAGCAGGAGCCAGCATCTGGTATGTCCGATGATCTGCACTCCAGCGTGCCCCCGAAGACGGCACCACAGTCTTGCAAGTTGTTCAGTCACGATCTCTCTCCTGTTGATGGGATGCGCGGGCTTCGAGTGCTTCAGCGCCGAGTCTGAAATCGTCCGCAATGTCGCGATGTAACCTGTCGTAATGATCGGCATACGAGCGCAGACACCTGGCCGCGCTTAAATCGCGCCGCGCCAACTCCTCCACCGATTGAGATTGTCTATCCATGAGGGAACTCCTTGGTGGGCGCATCGAAAAGGTTAGCCAAATCGCGCCGGTCGTAGCGATGCGTTTTTCGCATATTTCGATACGTTTGCCAAAACAACATTTTGAAATAACACGATTGTTGCGGCACGGCTCGGGCCTCCACCTTCTAATAAAATCAATCGTTTATGCGGGGGTTGCCAAAACGGTTTGCCAAATCAACCAGTGTGTCCTCGGCTAGTTTCGCCTGCTCGGCGTCGCGGGCGTAAAGCCCCACGAGCCGGTCGTTCGACCATCCCCCGACAGCCTTCATCTGCTGGTTCGTCTTGCCCGCCTCGGCCATGCGTCGCGTGATGGCTTTGCGCAGGCCGTGCAGCGTGCAGTGCGGTAGGCCCGCCTGGTCGCACCAATCACGAAACTTGTTGCCAAAGCCCGCCTTGCTGAAGGGCTTTCCATGCTCGGTGACGATGAACGCGGCGATCCCGACCGATGGCATCGCCTCGATCGCCGCGAGCATCTGCGGCGCGGCCGGCAGCCACAGCGACTTGCCTCCCTTCTCCTGCTCGTAGCGGATCTTGCCGCTCTTGAGATGCGCGGGGCCGAAGCGATAGACGTCCCCCCGGCGCTGGCCGGTCCACAACGCGATCTCCAATGCAAGCCGCGCCTTCGAGCCGAGCGCATGGCGGCGCTGGTATTGCGCGATCTCCTCTTCGGTCCAAGTGTGGTGCCCTTTCGACTTGCTCTTGGGCAGCTTGACGCGGGCAGCCGGGTTCTTGTCGATCATTTCGGCATCGACCGCGCAGTCGAACAGCTTCTTCAATTCCTTGAGTAGCTTGCGCGCCGCTTCAGGGCCTCCGACCGTGCGCTTACCCTCGCGGCGCTTCGGCAGGGTGTCCGTGAGGATTGCCTCAATATGGTGCTTCGTGATGAGCGCGACCGGCTTCTTGCCGTGCTTCGCCTGAAAGCGGTCGAGGATAAGACGATTCGAGTGCTGCGTTACGGAACCCGCCCCCCGGAACACAAGCGTCTTGATATATCGGGCGATCAGATCGTCGATCGACCCCGGCGCCGAGCGGTTCCCGCCAACGGCGAGCGCTTGCGATCGGCAGGCATCGTACTCGGCCTCAAACTCTGGCGAGCCGTAGGGCGCGCGGAACAGGTGCTGCTTGAAGCCAGTCTTGCGCCAGCGCCACCGCTGCTTGCCGTGCCTGTCCAGGAACGGCGTTACATTCTTGTAGCGCTTACGCCGGCGGGGCATCGAACACCTCGTCCCAAGGGTTCCTCTTACCATGCTGCTCGACGCCCGATTCGGTCAACATCTCGACCGAGCCGTCAGGCCCGACCTTGACCCGCACGCCAGCCTTCTTCGCGGCGTTGAAGATGCGCGTGTAGTCGGCCTGTTTGAAAGTGGCGCGGGCGGTCATCGGGACTTCATCGCTTCCAACAATAAATCCTGCACCTCGCGTTTCGTCTCGCGCCGCGCCATGACCAACTCATCCACGGTGTCAGATGCTACGATGTGGTGGATGAACACCGGCCGGTCGTGGCCGGCCTGGCGCTGCCTCACCGGCCCGATGCGCTCGATGATCTGCTGAAATTCCTCCAACCCCCACCAGTGCCCGAAGAACACCAGGATATTGCCTCCATCTTGTAAATTTAACCCGTGCCCCGCCGACGCCGGATGAGCAAAGAGAAGCGGTATGTGACCAGCGTTCCAGTCTCGGATCGTCTGAGGGTCAGAGTCCAGAACCCTGCCGTAAGGGAATGCTCGCTGTAGCCGGGCCAGATCGCTTTTGAAGTGGTAGGCGACCAGGACCGGTGCTCCCATAGCTTCCTCGGTGATAGACTGAAGCGCCTGAATCTTGGCATCGTGGACCTCCACCCATTTGTCGTTGCTGTCGCCCACGTAGGCCGCGCCGTTCGCCAGCTGCAGGCACTTGATCGTGCGGGACGCGGCGTTGAACGCCTCGACGTCGTGCTCGCCGATCTCCATGAACATGCGCTTTTCCATGTCGCGGTAGAGCGCGCGGGCCTTGCTCGGCAGCTCGACGCGCACGACGTTGACGATGGGCTCCTTGAGGTCGAACCAGTCGGCGGGATCGACGGTGATGTGCAGGTCGCGGATTTTTTCCTCGATCTGCTCTTGGGCGAACGGCAGCGGTTCGAGACCGAAGCCGTTAAAACCCTTGCGGAACCAGCGCTCGGTGAAGTTGCTGTATGTGCGACCGAGGCGCTGCCCTGCGTCGAGAAACCAGGACTGGCCCCACAGGTCGGCTAGTCCGTTGGGGCTCGGCGTGCCTGTGAGGTTGATCCAGCGCTCGATCCTGGTGTGCGCGATCTTCGCAATACTGCGCGCCCGGCGTCCGCCCTTGCCGCCGAGGCGGAAGGACTTGAGGCGGGTACTCTCGTCGGCGACGACCGTGCCGAACGGCCAACGATCACCAAGACGGTCGACGAGCCAGCTGATGTTCTCGAAGTTGATCGTCTTGATTGCACTATCCCGAGCCAGCGCATTGCTCCGCTCCTTCTCGCTGCCGACGATCGGCACGACGTCGAGGTGACTGAGGTTCGACCACTTCTTCGCCTCGTCGGGCCAGGTCGATTGCGCGACGCGCAGCGGCGCCAGCACCAGCGCCGGCCGGCTGTCGCTCAACTGCAAAGCGGCGATTGCTTCGAGCGTCGCCGCTGTCTTGCCCATACCCATGCCAGCCCACACGCCGCCGCGCTCGCGGTCGAGCTCGTGCGCCGTGATGAGGTGCTGGTAAGGGCGAGGCTGGTAGATCATTCTACCCGCCACACCCGCAGGCCGCCTTCGGCAGTCCGCCGGCAAGCGAACTTACAATTATGCTGCTTGCCGTACGAGTTAGCGGCCGACGAAACACGCTGCCGTTCGCTCGCTTCGGTCAGGAAGCTATCACCAACTTCCATTTTACCGAACGGATATTTGGTGCCGCTTTGCGAAGGTGGCATGGGCACGCCTTTATCTATGGCCAAGCTCACCGGCTCATCTCCTCCACGTACGAATCCACCAGCGCCGTCGTGTCGATCACGTCGACCCGAAAGCCGATCGCCCGCAGCCGCTCGTGCTCGCGCGCCTGGTGCGCTTCCGCGCGCCCCTTGGGCCGCTTCAACTCGACGAAGCCGTGCCGCCCGTTGGGCCAGCCGCAGAGCCGGTCGGGCGCGCCCTTGCGCCCCGGCCATACGACCTTGCGCTCCTCGCCGCCGGTCTCTTTCACCCGGCGCTTGAAGTAGGTTTCGACGTGCGCTTCGATCACTTGCCGAGGGCCTTCATCTTCTCGACGAACACCTGCTGCTTGTGCGCCATGAGATCGAGCAAATCGCGCGGCGACATATCGAAGCGCGCAGCGAGCATGAACGCATACGCGCAGACGTCGGCGATCTCCTTGCGAATGTCGTCGTCGTGAAGTTCGCCGTCGCGCCACCGCTTCTTGACGAAGTTCGCCAGTTCCCCCGCCTCGCCAGCGAGACCGAGGGTGAGGAACCGGACATCACTCTCGTCGTCGCCCGTGCGCGAATAGCTGTGGTGATTGCTGATAGCCTGCGCCCACACGTTGCGCATGGATTCGCCAAGCTCGAACATCGACGTTGCAAAGCTCACTTCCTGTACCTCCTCATCTCCTCGCCCTCGGCCGCCAGCGGCAAGCCGTCGGCCCAGGGCGGGTTAGTCGTCATGATTCGCACCAGCCCCTCGGCGGTGAACTCGTCGCTGTCGGGGGTCTCGCAGATCAGTTCGTCGTGGACGCTGAGCACGACGCTGTAGCCCGCTTGCTCAGCGCGCATCATCGCATCGGCGAGCACGTCGCGAGCGACGGCCTGCGTCGCGTTCTCGACCAGCTTGCCGCCGTAGGTTTTTAGCGGCTGCCAGCGCCTCGTATATTGGTCGATGCCGTTGTACGTAATTTCGCCGTACTGAAGGCGCGGCGAGGGATAGCATAGCGCCCGACCGCTCGGCAGGATCATGCGAAGCCAGTTGCCATCACGGCGAACCTTGAGCCGGTCGTACGTCAACGTGACGCCGGGATTAAGGATCGCGTCCTTGACCTTAGCTTCGAGGTTCCACCACAGCTGCACCGTCTCTGGATGACGGGCACGCCAAGCCCTCACGATGCGCAGCGCTCCTTGCTCGTCGATGTCGAGGCCGTAAAGTTGCGCCATTGATTCAAACGCGCCGACCGCGCCGCCGAAGCCGCAAGCGAGTTCTGGCACCTTGCCCGTCGACTGGCGCTCATCCTTCGTCACCTGCTCGACGCGCTTGCCGAGGATCTGCGCAGCTGTGACGAGATAAAGGTCGGGGCCGCGCCCTTCGTCGTAGGCCCTGAAGGCGTCGAGCTTCCACTGCTCGCCGGCGAGCCACGCCAGCACGCGGCCCTCGATATTGGCGAGGTCGGCAACGATCAGCTTCTTGCCCTCGGGCGCAATGATCGCGCCCCGGATGGCCGATGAGCAGCGGGCGATGACGTCCTCGTAGAGCATGTCGGCCGTGCCGCTCTTGAGCGCGTCGATCGTCGCTTCGATCTCGTCGTTATCGTGCTTTGGCCTCGGCAAATTCTGCGGCTGAAACAGCCGCCCCGACCACCGCCCGGTGCGCGCTGCGCCACAGAACTCCAGCGCACCGCGCAGCCGCCCGTCGCTCGACGTCGCGTTGACGAGGGCCTGGTACTTCGCGACGCTGGTGCTCGACGCTTCGAGCCGGATCGCGATCAGTTCGCGCGCGGCGTCGGGCAGCATCTCGTCGTTCAAGCGCCGCTCGAGCGTACCTTTTTGCATATCAGGCAGCGTGACGCCGCATTCTTCGAGCAGGTGCTTCAGCAACTCGTCGCGCTGGTTGGTCGACTGCACCGCGTCGTCGGTCAGTTCCTGCGTCCGCTTGCCCAAGCGCTTCTGCTCGGCGGCGACGGCGGTGATCGCGGCGCGGGCGAGGTCAAGGTCGATCGCGAAGCCGCGCTCGTTGATGCGCTGGTCGAGCTCCCAAAGCTCGCGCTCGGCGCCCTGGTAGTTCCAGACGGGCAGGCGCTTGTAGACCTCGCGCATCGCCTCGACGTCGAGGCCGGCATAGTCGACGAATCGCTGCCACTCGACCGGGTGCGTGTGCCTGGTCGCGCGGCGCTCCTTGCGGTTCTTCGGCAGCGGCTTGCAGAACAGGTTGATTAGCTGGCGGCCCTGCTTGTCCTTGGCCTTGTCGACCGGCACGCCGAGGATATCGCACAGCGTTCCGAGCGCGCCGGGCAGGCCGACGCTGCGCGCCTGCGCCATCGTGCAGTGCGTCTTTTCGACCGGCAGGGTGACGCCCTGGTGCTTGAGGATGGTGCGCTCGAACCGCGCGCCATGAACGACGATCCGGTCTGCGCTATCGACCAGGCTGGTGAGCGCGCGAGGCCAACCCTCCACGACCTCGACCGGATCGTCGTCCAGCGCGAAGGCGCTGAGCAGCACCTCCGAGCCCTCGGCATAACGGCTGGTGCCGTGGCCGATCGGTGTCTCTGACCAGGTTTCCAGATCAAGATGCAACAGCACGTTGCTCCCGTTCCTTCAGCAGTTCCCGAAGCTCGGGAGTCATGATCTCGTGAACCTCGTCGTTCTTGGGCAGCCGCTTCACCGGCAGCCCTGGATTGCGTTTCCAGTTCATCATCGGCTTTCCCCTTCTCTTGAGTGAGGCGCGGCGCGTGGGGTGCGTGCTCTCGGGGAAACACGCCGCGCCTCGCTGAAAAGAAGGTGCTGCCCCGCCCCCACAGGGAGGCGAAAGGCGGGGCAGCGACGCGGGACAAGCGGGAACCCGCGTCTTGGGGAGGTCAGGCCAAGCCGAGGCAGCCGCAGTACGTGTCGAGCAGCGCTTGCCGTTCCTGCCGGGTGTGGATTTCCATTTTGCGGAGCTTGATGACTTCGCGCATGGTCCTCGTGTCGTACCCGTTGGCCTTCGCTTCGGCGAACACGTCCTTGATGTCGTCGGCGATTCCTTGCTTCTCCTCGGTCAAGCGTTCGACGCGCTCGATGAAGAGGCGCAATTGCTCGGCCGCGACGTGGTTGTGGCCCGCCGCCGTCACGCCAGCTCTCCCGCGTCGGCGCCCTCGGTGAGGTCGTCGAAGTCGCTCTCGTCGGCCGGTGCGCCGCCCGAGAAGGCGTCGCCATCGCGGTAGAACTGGACGCCCTTCAGCTGCGCGTTGACGCGCTTGCCGAACTGGTTGTCCTGCGCCCACAGTTCGAGCGAAGCGTAGACGTAGCAGCCGCCGTAGGGCCGGCCGTCGCTCTGCGTCAGCGGCGACTTGTCGCGGTCGAGGACCAGAGGCCGCGTCTTGCTGCGCGACGAGACGTAGAAGTTGCCCTCGAACCCGTCGTAGTTGGCCTTCTCGTCACCGTCGTGCAGGCAGACGTTGCCCTTGGCGCGCATCGCCTTCAGCTGTTCGGCCGCCTTCGCGCCCCACTTCTCCTTAGCGACGGCCTCGATCGCTTCGTTGATCTCGGCCATCTGCGGGTGGTCGGGCGGGATGATGAGCGAAGCCGAGAAGGCAGGCTCCTCGCCCGCGACCGACTTCGGCTCGAAGATCGCCGGGAAGGCGAGCCTCGCGTTCTTCAAGTGCAGTTTCATCGTTGCTCTCCTACTGGCGGAATGGGTGTTGCTCGGGGCCTGACGCCGCCGGCGCCGTCAGATCCTCGAAATCGTCGGCCACGCTGTAGGCGGGGCGCTTGTCGCTCATCGGCGCGACCGAGGGTTTGCCTTCGGATTGCGTGATGTGCGCGCTAATCGCGCTCCACCGCCTCGGGCTGTCCTTGAGCAGCTTCTCGGCCCTGGCCGGGCTGATGAGCTTGCGGTCGTAGATGTCGTCGGCCTTGAGGCGCATACCCTTGAGCGCTTCCTCGACCGCGTTCGGGTCGCGCCACTCGCGGTTGCCCCTGCGTCCCTCGACCAGCTTCCACCCGTCGACCCTGCGGCCGGCGAGCAGTTCGCTCTCAGCGCGGGCGCGCACGGCCTTGCACCAGATTTCGACAAGCTCGACCGCATCCATGCGACGCCCAAGCGCCTGGCTGTAGACGTAGGGCAGCTTGTCAGTCGCCTCGGCGACGGCCTTCGCGGTCAGGTCGCTGAAGTCGCCGAGCACGGCCTGCTGCACCTCGCGTTCGAGCGCGGGGCAGATCGCCTTGGCCTTGCAGAAGCGGCACGCCGCTTCGCTTGGGCTAGGCTCGGTCGGCTTTGACGCGATGACCTCGCGCGCCTTGGCAACGAGATCGGACACGTCGAGCATGGAGCATTCCCACTCGTCGGGGTTCCGGCTCAGACGCGGCTGGTGGATGACCACGCGCACGCGCTCGAAGTTGTAGGCGAGGCCGAACTGCTCGATCGCGCCGGCGGCGTAGAGCAGCATCTGCTCGTTGCGCTCGGCGGCGACGGGCACTCCGCGACCCGTCTTGAGGTCGTGGATTTGAATTTCGGCGCCGCAGCCCGAGATGATGATCGCGTCGGACGTGCCGAACCCGTCATCATCGGGCAGGCCGAGCAGCCGGGCGAAACTGACGCGCTGCTCGACGAACAGGTCGCCGCCGTCGACATAGCCGCGCACAGCATCAACGTAGGTCTGCACGCAGTCGATCATCTCGTCGTCGACCGTGTTGCCGAGCGTCATCACGCGCCCCTCGAACGCCTTGGCGTCCTGGTTCTCGGTCAGGCAGATCGCGGCGAGCTCGTGGGCGTCGGTGCCCCAATCCGCGTAGCCGCTGGACGTGTCGGGCAGGTCGGCTTCGAGCGCGAGCGACGGATAGCAATGTAGCCACCGCTCGGCCTTGGAAGCGCCGTGGAGCGCGTGCGCGGTCATTCGCCACACCCCCGGCCGACTTGTCCGCTGTCGCGGCTGTCGACGAAATCGCGCCAGTGCCGCCAGCCCTGCGGGCAGTGGAAGCCCCACTCGCGCACCAACGGCCCGGTGAAGAACAGCGACACAGCGCGCCCGCCCTCGGGGATCTCAAGGCGGTGCGCGTCTGTCGCTTTCCGGTGAACGATGCTGCCGGCGGCGCGGACGAACGAACCCTCGGGGGTGTGCTCGATGTAGCTGCCTTCGAGCAGCATCGAGGTATTGTCCCAGGGGTGGTCGTGCAGCGCGCGGTCGTCGTCGCTGTGCAGGATTTCGTGCAGGTAGACGTTGCAGCCCTTGTTGCGGGGCACGATCCACCAGCGGCGCAGGTAGTTGTCGCCGATCACGAAGTCGGGTGCGCGCTGCATCGCGGCTTGCGCCCACGCCGTAAGATCGTCGGCATAAGTGTACGGCGAACCGCTCATCACGCGACCTTCCTCTTGACGAAGCGGTTCGTCTTGGGGTCGCGCTGCGGCACCTTCGTGCGGAGCGTCTGCAGCTCGCGGGCGAAGATGTTGGCCTCGTGGCGCCACATGTCGCGCTCGGCGAGCGCCTTGCCGATGTCGCCGCAGGCGTCGAGCCACAGGCTCTTGTACCTGGCGATGCCGACCGTGAGGCCGCTGGCGAAGGCCGCGCCGAGGGACAGCGCGATCGTGATATAGTCGCCCATCACGCGTCCTCCTTCGCCTGCTGCATCTCGGCCACCACGTCAGCCCACTGCTCCTCCTTGAGCTTGGTCGCGTGGTCGACGCCGAAGTCATTGAGGATCTTGATGACCGCATCGCGGCCCTTGGCGGCGGCGAGGCCGTTCACGGCCTTTTGCACGTCGGCGTAGACGATGGTGGGTTCGTCATTGTCCTGGCCTGACGGTCCAGCTTCCGTCGGCTTCGAGGCGGTGCCAGAGGACGGGGATGCGCTCTCCTCTGAGGACGTAGTAGCGTTTCCCTCCTCGGACTCCTGCGCGGGTTCCTCGGCCTTCTCGGCCCTGGGCTTGCGCGGCTTGCGGTTCGACAGCTTCTCGGGTTCGACCACCGGCTTATCGGGGATCGGCCCCGAGCCCATCTGGACCGCCGTACCGGTCGCGAAGCCCGCCGCGAGCGCCAGCACCTGCGCAATGGCGTCAGCCGGGTTTGCGGCCTCGATCTTGATCTCAATTCCCACGAGATTCCTCCTCTGGATGGTGTTCGGGACAGAAGTATTCGTTGTTGCGCGTCTCGCTGTTGAAGCGGCGCAGCCAGCCCATCTCGAGGAGCCCGCCTCGCTTGGCGATCTCGGTGTCGCTGACTTCGACGTGGCAGACGTCGCAGCTGATGAGGATGCTGCGCACGGTGCGCGTGCCGGGGTTGTTGTCTATTCTCAGGCCCACAGGTGCGGCCTCCGTTTGTCGGGCGTGACGGGTTGAGGTTTGTCGGCGACCAGGCGCTCGTACGCGCGGGCCGCTTCGACCTGTGCGCGGGGGATGAGCGGCACGACCTTCGCATCGTTGCACTTGCAGCGGACGTGCTCGGCCCACGCGCCCTCGACCAGCAGGTCGCAGGCGGGGCAGACGAGCGCGGAAGGATAGAGGCTCACTGGCCGATCCGCTGCAGGCAGTGGTCGATGTGGCTGATGGCGCGGTGGGCGTGCGCAGCCTCGGCGCGCAGGCGCTTCTCGATCGCGACGAGATCGCCGCGAGCGCGGTTCAGCCCGCGCAGCAAGTCTTTATGGGCTTGAGTCCCCATCGAATCGCCTCCTGTTAAGCGATTCGATAATGCGCCTTTCGTATAGGGTCAATACGCTTTTTGTAGTTTAATGCGTTTTTCGACGCCACCAGCGCAGCGCGTAGAGTGTCCCGAATATGGGCGACCAGATGGTGATCGTGGCGCCGAGCGCCTTCACGACCTGCTGGATATCGTCGCCGGTCAGCGTGTCGGCGCCGGCGTAGTCGTAGGGCAGGATCGCATAGATCCCCGCCCACAGGACAAAGAAGCTGCCCCACGCCCAGGAGCGCAGGCTCACAGCCGCCTCCCGAACCACACCGGGCGGCCGATGATGCGCGTGTTGTCGAGCGGCTGCTCAACGGTCTGGTACTTGGGGTTGGTCGAGAAGATGCGCAGCCGCCCGTCGATCATCCGCTCGACGTTCTTCACGACATAGGCGTCGTCGTGCCACAGCGCGAACGGGCCGGGCTGCGTCGGCGATACGTCGCGCAGATCCACCAGCAGCTCGTCGTCGTGACGGAAGTCCGGTTCCATGCTGTCCCCGCGCACGCGCACGAGGACGAAATTCTGCTGGCGGCCTCTTAAAATTCCTTCAATCAAGTAACGGGGCACTAGAGCCTTCTCCTGCTCGCCCTCGCCGGTTCCGCCCCCACCCATGCCGGCGTACGTAGGCATGACGTTGATCGGTACGTAGGAAATCGTTTCCTCATCGTTAGCGTGAACGTCGGGGTCAGGAACCCAGTGCCTGAGCAGGGCCTCGAGCTTGGGCACGTCGTCGACCTTCAACGCGCGTTGCCCGTTGAGCAGGCGGGTCGCGGAAGGCTGCGAACGGCCGAGCGCCTTCGCGATCTTGGAGTGAGGGATTCGCGCCTCTTTCAGGCGGTGGATCAGGTCGGTGTCGGCCACTTCATCATCTCCTGCGTTCGGCACAGCGGGACAGATACGCAATGCGTATATCGCACGATTCACCAGTCAAGTGAAACTAACTTTGGATAACTGGAAATTAATTTCGGAAATCGTATCGAAATGGGATTGAACCAATACGCTTTTCGTATATGCAAAGCGTATGCAGACCCTTATCGAACAGCTCGACCCCTACTGGAACCAGAAGGGGGGCGTGACCAAGCTCGCGAAAATTTTGGGCGAATCGCTGTCCACTGTCCACTCGTGGAAGCGGCGCAGGAGCATCCCCCACTGGCGAGTCGCCCAGGTTGAGGACGCCCTGCGCACGCACGAGGAGTTCAAGGATCTGAACGCTTCGCGGCAGGTGGGGTGATGTCGGTGCAGATTCTGGTCGGCGACTGCCGCGAGAGGCTGCGCGAGTTGCCCGAGGCGTCGGTCGATTCGATTGTTTGCGACCCGCCCTACCACCTCACCGCCAACAAGAAGGGCGGCAGCGGCGAGGGCGGCTTCATGGGCATGAAGTGGGACGGAGGCGATGTCGCGTTCCGCGTCGATCTGTGGGCTGAAGCGCTGCGCGTGTTGAAGCCCGGCGGCCACCTCCTCGCGTTCAGCGGCACGCGCACCTATCACCGGATGGTCGTCGCGATCGAGGATGCGGGCTTCGAGGTCCGCGACCAGCTGGCGTGGGTGTACGGCTCGGGCTTTCCCAAGTCGCTCGACGTCAGCAAGGCCATCGACAAGGCCGCCGGCGCAGAGCGCGAAGTTCTAGGCCACAAGGACGTCGGCCCCGATATTCGGGGCGACAACTACAAGCGCGACAGTGGCGAACGCATGATCGCCGCGATCACCGCGCCGACCTCTGCTGAGGCGAAGCAATGGCAGGGATGGGGCACCGCTCTCAAGCCGTCCTGGGAACCCATTTGCCTCGCCCGCAAGCCGCTGATCGGAACCGTTGCGACCAACGTGCTCGATCACGGCACGGGCGCGATCAACATCGACGGGTGCAGGATAGCGGTCAAAGATGCTGACTACGCTAAGAACTGTTCGGGTGATCGGGGACACGCCGACAACCGGAAGCGCGACCTTGATTTCGCAATGGGCTGCGGCTCAGCGAACAGCGCGGGTCGTTGGCCCGCCAACCTCTGCCATGACGGAAGCGATGAAGTGGTGGCGGGGTTTCCGGAGACGGGCGCATCCAGCACCTACGTTCGCGGGACGGACGATCGCAATGTCACGCAAGTTGTCCCCAAGAAGGCCGGAGACGTGCATCTCGGATACGGCGATCCCGGTTCCGCCGCCCGCTTCTTCTACTGCGCCAAGACGAGCAAGTCCGAACGCGGTGAGGGCAACGATCACCCGACGGTAAAGCCCCAGGCGCTGATGCGCTGGCTGTGCCGGCTGGTGACGCCGCCGGGCGGTCTCGTGCTCGACCCATTCCTCGGTTCGGGCAGCACAGGGCTCGCGGCGCTGGCCGAAGGCTTCCGTTTCGTCGGCATCGAACTCAACCCTGAATATGTGGCTATCGCCGAGCGGCGCCTCGGGCTGGACCTCGCATGAGCACCGGCCTGTTCCACTCGAACCGCAACCCGGCGGCCAGCTACTCCAACCGGCGGCGCAAGCCCAAGGAGCACGCAGCGCAGCGCAAGAGCCGCGCCGAGTATTTCAGGAAGCGCCGCGCGGCCAAACCGAAGAAGCTGACCAAGCGCGACCAGGTGGCCGAGCTGCTGAGCGAGGACTTGAGCATCGAGGCCATCGCCGAGCGCATGGGGCTCACGGACAAGGCGGTGCGCCGGCACCTCGAGAAGATCAGGGCGGGCCTGGGACCGCAGGCTGTATGAGTCGTTGGCCCTCGCCTGCAAAGACGTACGAAACGGGCCGACCGTGTAGGCGCGGACACGTAGCGCCGAGATATGTATCGACGCGATCCTGCGTCGTCTGCACTGACATTCGCGCGCGCGAATACCAAGCGCGAAATCGTCGCAGGTATCTCGACCGCCAGAACGAAATGAGGCGAGTTCGCCTGTTTGGGCTGTCGGCGGAAGGCTACGCGGCCCTGCTCGCACAACAGAACGGTGGGTGCGCGATCTGCGGGGGAGTGAACCCGAAGAGAGCGCTCGCTGTCGATCACGACCACAGCTGCTGCCCAGGCGAGCGGACCTGCGGACAGTGCGTTCGCGGGCTTCTCTGCGACGCTTGTAATCATGGTTTGGGAAAGTTTCGCGATAACCCCGATCTGCTCCTTCTTGCGGCGAAGTACCTCGCCAAATGAGCAGTTACTATAATGAGATAGACCCCTACGCCGCCGCGTGGCTGCGCAACCTGATCGAGGCAGGACTCATCGCGCCCGGCGAGGTCGACGAGCGGAGCATAGAGGACGTAACACCCGATGACCTTCGAGGTTTCACCCAATGTCACTTCTTCGCCGGGATCGGCGTCTGGTCTTACGCCCTGCGAAACGCGGGTTGGTCCGACGACCGGCCGGTGTGGACCGGATCTTGCCCCTGCCCCCCGTTCTCGTCAGCAGGCAAAGGCCAACGATGCCCTGAATGTGGCAGCAGCCGTAATCTCTGCCACCCTCGAAAAACCGGACATTTCATCTGCCTCGATTGCGGCTGTGATCGCTTCGCCGACGGTCGGCACCTTTGGCCTGAGTTTGCTCGCCTCATCAAGGCGCGCCGCCCTCCACGGGTCGTTGGAGAGCAGGTTGCGAGCGCAGACGGGCGCCTATGGCTCGCTGTTGTACAAGCTGACCTGGCGACAATGGGATATACCTCTAGCAGCGCCGATCTGTGCGCTGCGGGGTTCGGCGGCGCGCATATCAGGCAACGAACTTATTTTGTCGGGGTGGCCGACGACGACGAGCAACAACTCGACGGGTGCCGGGACGCAGGGTCGCGAGGGCGGCGAGAATCTACAGACAGCCGTTCACCTCGCGGACTGGCCGACGCCGCTGAGAGCGGACGGCAGAGGGCGAGCGGCGGCTCACAAGAACAGCGAGCTTCCGAACTGCGTCGAGTTGGCGGGGTGGACGACGCCTCAAGCGCACGACACGTCACCGAGGGGGTCGGGGCAGAAGGAGAAGCACGGGACGAAACACGGCTGCGCGTGCCTAGCGAGGGACGCGATGAAAGCGGAACCAGCGCGCCTTTGCTCGGACGGCAGCCTGTTGATTGGCTCTACTGCCGAGATGAAAAGTGGCGGCCAGTTGAGCCCGGCACATTCCCGTTGGCTCATGCGGCTTCCGCCAGAGTGGGACGCCTGCGCGCCTACGGCAACGCGCTCGACGCCGAGACGGCGATCAACTTCGCCGAAGCCGTAAGCTGGTCGCTGGGGGATGACCTTGTATGACACATTGGGGGGCCTCGAAAGAGGATTGGATTCACTTCGACCTGGGCCTCGGGCTGACCGAGGACTTGCTGCCTGTCGTCAGCGACCCGACGGCGATCATCAGCGACGCCTCGAAGATGAAGGCCCTGGGCAAGACGCCTTCGCTGTTCAACGCGAACGATTATGCCGTTGGCATCCCCGATTGGACGTCGAAGCGCACGACGGGCAAGGAGATCGAGCGCTGGTCAGCCGATGACCGGCTCGGCATCTGCATCCAGACTCGGCTATGCCGAGCGCTCGACATCGACGTCGACCATAGCCAGGCCGAAGCCATCGCGATCGACTTCACGACGACGCTCGGAATGCTCCTGCCGACGCGCCATCGGCGCCCCGCCTCGGCCAAGATGCTGCTTGCTTTCATCGTCGAGGGCGACCTGCCGAAGCGGTCGTTCAGGACGGAGCACGGCCTCGTCGAGTTCCTTGGCAATGGGCAGCAGTTCGTGGCCTGTGGCACCCATCCGAGCGGGTCGCGTTACGAGTGGGACGGCGGGCCGCCCGACTTTCCCGTCGTCAGCGCCGCTCAGTTCGAGGCGGCGTGGGCGAACATCGTCGACCTCTACGCCCTGCCCGACACCGCCTACGAGGCGGGCACAAGGCGGCGCGGCGCGGACTTCCACGCGACCGACCTGACGGCCGAGCACCTGGTCGAGCAGGGCCTCGTATTAGCGGAGGGTAGAGATGGACAACTTTTCGTGGCTTGCCCTTGGGCTGATGGCCACAGCTCAGACTCTGGTGTCACTGAAGCTTGCTGGTTTCCTGCTGGTACAAACGGCTATGAAGTCGGGCATTACAAGTGCCTTCACGCCAGTTGCGCCAAGCGCACCGACGACGAGTTCAGGGAAAAGGTAGGTTGCGGCACGAGCTCGGACTTCGAGACGCTGCCCGCTGTCGCCGACGACAAGGCCAAGGAGCCGCCGGCCCGGCCGCGCTTCCTTCAGGTCAACGTCAAGACGGGTGAGATCCCCGCGCTGCTGCACAACGTCATGCTCGCGCTCGAGAACCCCGCGTGGTTCGGTTTCAAGGTCGCCTACGACACGTTCCTCGGCGAGGAGGTGATCGGCTTCGAGGAGGGCCCCGGCTGGCGGCCCCTGCGCGACGCCGACATGGCCCTGATGCGCCGCCGCCTCGACCAGTTGGGGTTCAAGCCGGTCGGCAAGGAGATCATGCGCGACGCGATCGACGGCGTGTGCGAGCGGCTGCGCATCGACAGCGCGGTCGAGTGGCTGGAATCGCTCAAGTGGGACGGGACGCCGCGCGTCGAGACCTTCCTCAGTGAAGTGTTCGGCGCCGAGGATACACCCTACACCCGCGCCGTCGCGACCTACTGGTGGACCGCGCACGCCGGCCGCGTGCTCGACGCCCCGGTACAGGTCGACATGGTGCCCATCCTGCTCAGCGAGGAGGGCCACTACAAGACGACGACGCTGCAGGCGCTGGTGCCGAGCCTCGCCAACTACACCAAGATCGACCTCGCCCACCGCGACGCCGATCTGTCGCGCAAGATGCGCGGCGCGCTGCTCGGCGAAATCGAGGAGATGCGCGGCCTGCAAGGACGCGGCGGCGAGGGCACCAAGGGGTTCATCACCACGCAGGTCGAGGAGTGGACGCCCAAGTACAAGGAGAAGAAAACTCACTATCCTCGGCGCCTGGTGCTGGTCGGCACGACCAACGACGAAGACCTGTTCGACGGCGAGAGCGGCAAGCGCCGCTGGCTGCCGGTCAGGGTCAGCAACTCCAACCGCGAGAAGGCGAGGGCCATGCGCGAGCAGCTGTGGGCCGAGGGCGCGGCCCTGTATCGCGAAAAGGGGGTGATGTGGCAGGGCGCCCACGACCTCGGGAAAAGCGAGATCGAGCGCTACATGGTCGAGGATATGTGGGAAGCAGCCGTCGCGAAATGGCTGGTTTCGATCGAAGCGCCGCACGACGACAGCCATTGGGACGGGTCATTTTTCACGACTGCGGAGCGTGTCGCGAGGGGTGCTTTGCTGCTGGACGCAAAAAATCACAACAAGGCTGTGCGCAATCGAATCTGCAAAATTTTACGAGATATGGGCTTCAAACCCGGTTTTCGGCGCGAAGAAGGCGCGATTGTGCGTGGTTGGCGACACCCAAGTCTAGATGCGTTTCACAAGAGTGTCGGGATGCGTGACGCGGAAAACCTAGCGTAATGAGATACTTAACTACTACTGACACACTGACACACATCTTTATTATAAAGCTTACGTATGTGATAAAAAGTGCGATTCTGGGAAAGTTGGCGACCCCCCATGTGTGTCATGCGTTGCGTGTCACCCGGCGCGGGGCGCTCACCCCGGTTAAGAACCCGAAAACCGCTCATCCAAAAATCGCATTGACCTCATGCGAAAAACGACTCATCGTTAGGGAGGGTCAACGACCGGGGGGTCGGACGATGCATATCCCTTACGGCGAGAGCCGGATGGTCGGGGTGAACGACAAGAACTACCGGGTGGGTGAGGACCACCAGTGCGCGAAGCTCAGTGATGCCGAGGTGGATCTTATCCACGAGCTCCGCAACCCGACCGATGGCGCGAAGCCCCTGTCGTTCGGCGAGATTGCGAGGAAGTTCGAGGTGAGCAAGGGCACCGTGTACGACATCATCAACTTCCGACGCCGCGCGACGGCTGCGGTGGGTTATCGCCGCGTGAAGCTGAGCGTGAAGGCTCCGCACTCGCGGCTGATCGAGCGTGGGTTCTGATGCTTGACCGCGATCAGGTTGTGCCCAGGATTTGTGAGGAGCTTGCCAAGGGCTTGTCGCTCAGCGCGATTTGCGCAGAGCAGGGATTTCCCAACCGTTCGACCATCCAGCGTTGGTGCGATGACGACCCCGATATCGCGGCGGCTATCGCCCGCGCGCGCGACCTTGGCTTCGATGAACGCGCCGACCAGGCCGTCGAGAAGGCCAAGAGTGCGAAGGACGCCGCGCTAGGGCGCCTCGCCTTCGATGCCGACCGCTGGTATCTCGCGAAGCTCAACCCACAGCGCTACGGCGAGCGCATCCAGACCGCGCAGACCGACGTGAACGGCAACGACGCACCGGCCGCCGACCCCGCGCAAAGCATCGCCGCCATCCTCGCCGCCGCCAGGGAGCGCCAGGCCAAGGACGGGAGCGACCTCGCGTGAGCCTGTGGCACCCCGACAGCGCCGAGGACCGCATGGCGTGGGCGCCGATCGTCGGCTGCGCGCTGCCCCTCGCCGCAGCTGTAATCCTCGCTGTGGTGCTGGTCCTGTGATGGTCGCCCTCACCCGCCGCTCGCGCCTGTTCCGTGCGTTCCAGCCGATCATCGACGGCCTGAAGGACAAGGCCGAGGCGCGCGTCGAAGCGTCCGAAGCCGAGCGCTTCGAGCGCGACTGGTTCGGCGGCGGGCAGTGGATCAAGAGCCACCCGTTCAGCTTCGAGGCCGAGATCATCGAGAGCGCCAGCGGCAACCCGCTCAACACGCTCGGCCGTGCGATCGACGGCGTTCACGCTCACGAGATCGTCAGCGTCGCGCTGGTCGCGATCGGCACCGATGGGGTGATCCACACGGCCTGGTCGGACGGCGATTATGCGCTGATGGGCGCAGCCGCGAAGTTCCTCGCCGATGACCTCAAGCGCGCCGCTCGATAGCTACTCGCCCGAGGAGATCGCCGAGCTTCTGCCCTACCTGACAGCGGCAGAGCGCCGGCAGATCGACGCCATCGTCGCGCAGTGGAGCGCGGTGCCATGGCGCCCGCTCGCGGGGCCGCAGACGATGGCCTACGAGAGCGAGGCCGACATCATCGGCTACGGCGGCGCGGCTGGCGGCGGCAAGACGGATTTGGGCTGTGGCAAGTCGATTACTCAACACCAGAAGGTCATGGTGCTGCGCCGCGTCGGTACCGAGCTCACCGGCATCGTCGACCGCTTCACCGAACTGTTCGGCAACCGCGACGGCTTCAACGGGCAGCAGAACATCTGGCGCACCAAACGCCGTGACGGCGTGCCCTTGCAGATCGAGTTCGGCGCGGTGCCCAACCTCGGCGACGAGAAGAAGTACCAGGGCCGCCCGCACGACCTGCTGTGGCCCGACGAGGCCGCCAACTTCCTCGAGACGCAGATCCGCTTCCTCGCCGGCTGGATTCGCTCGGTCGACCCGAACCAGAAGTGCCAGATGCTCCTGACCTTCAACCCGCCGACCAGTGCCGAAGGGCGGTGGTTGGTGACGTTCTTCGGCCCCTGGCTCGACAAGAAACACCCGCTCTACCCGCAGGAGCCGGGCAAGCTGCTGTGGGCGGCGATGGTGCCGGCCGACAACGGCACCAGCCGCGACCTGTGGGTCGACGGCCCCGAGCCGTTCGTGCTGGCCGACGGCGAGCCCTGCTACGACTTCGACCCCGAGGACTATCCGCCCGAGGAGATCATCACGCCCAAGTCGCGCACGTTCATCCCGGCGCGCGTCACCGACAACCCCCACCTCTACGGAACCGGCTACATGGCACAGCTTCAGGCGCTACCCGAGCCGCTCCGCTCGCAGATGCTCAAGGGCGACTTCGCGGCGGGCATGGAGGACGACCCTTGGCAGGTCATCCCGACGCTGTGGATCGAGGCGGCGATGGCCCGTTGGCGCGAGCCCAACGTCAAGCCCGAGATGGACAGCATGGGTGTCGACGTGGCGCGCGGCGGCAAGGACCAGACGACGATCGCGCGGCGCCACGGCAACTGGTTCGACCGCACTCTGGTCTACCCCGGCACGCAGACGCCCGACGGCCCTGCGGTCTCGGGCCTGGTCATCGCCGCGCTGCGCGACGCGGCGCCCATCCACATCGACGTGATCGGCGTCGGCGCCAGCCCGTACGACTTCCTGCGCAGCGCGAAGCAGCAGGTCATCGGTGTCAACGTCGCCGAAAAGAGCCTCGGCCACGACAGGAGCGGGCGGCTGAGCTTCGCCAACCTGCGCAGCGAATTGTGGTGGCGAATGCGTGAATGGCTCGACCCGTCGAACAACACCGGCGCCATGCTGCCCGACGAATCTGAACTGCTGGCCGAGCTGACCGCGCCCAAGTGGCGGCTGCGCGGCCCGATCATCGAGATCGAGAGCCGCGACCAGATCATCGAGCGCATCGGCCGCTCGCCCGACCGGGCATCGGCCTATATCCTCGGGCTGATCGAAACGCCCAAGATGGCGCACCTCGACAGGATTTTCGGAACGCGCAAGCAGAGGGACTACAATCCCTATGAATGAACCCATCCTCGCCAGCCACAAGGGCAAGCTCGTGCATCTCCACGAGGACGGCCGGCGCACGACGCTCGAAGGCCGCCCGGTCGTCGACCCCGAGGAGAAGCCGCTGCCACGCGCGCCGAAGCGCTGGCACGACCCGTACGCTTAAGCGCCCCTGCCGGTAGCATCATCCTCGGGCGACAAGGCTCCCCTCCTGGTCGTGGGGGCCGAGGGTTTCCCCCTGTTACCTCGGCCCCCTGCTCCATCCCCGTACGCTTAAGCGCGACGCGCAGCCCTATCCTCGGCCCCCGAATGAAAGGGCCACCCGTCCATGTGCGGACCACTTGCACTTCCCATCGCTGTCGTCGCCGGTTCGGCTATCGCGGCCGGGGCAAGCATCTACAGCGCGAACAAGGCCGCCTCCTCGCAGAAGAAGGCGATGCAGCAGGCGCAGACCCAGGCGCTGAAGCAGGCAGCAGACGACAAGGCCGCGAACGAACGGCTCATCAACAGCGCGAACCGCAAGCAGAGCGATTTCGCGACGATGATCCAGCAGAACCTCGGGCTCGGCGGCAGTGGGGTCGGCTCCACGATGCTGACGGGCCCTGGCGGCTCGACCCCTGAACCGACGCTGCTCGGCCGCGCCACGTTGCTTGGAGGCTGACGTGATGTGCGCCCCGCAAGGCCCCAACGACCACCCGGTGCGCGCACTGCTCGCGCCGATCTTCGCCTCGCAGGCCGCGCAGCGCGGAACACTGATGACGCCCGCCGGGCCATCGTCGCCCAACCGCAGCTTCGGCTCGCGCATCTACACGCAGCAGGGCGCACGCCCCGCGCAGTTCGCGGGCTGACCGGATGGCCGCCGACAAGGACAAGATGGTGCGCCGGTGGGAGGCGCTGAAAACCGAACGCGCGTCGTGGGTGCCGCACTGGACCGAGCTGTCACGCTACCTTCAGCCGCGCCTCGGGCGGTTCTTCACCTCTGATCGCAACAAGGGCGAGAAGCGCCACAACGCGATCTACGACAGCACCGGCACGCGGGCGCTGCGCGTGCTCGCCGCAGGGCTCATGGCCGGCATGACCAGCCCGGCGCGCCCCTGGTTCCGGCTGACCACCAGCAACGACACGCTCGACGAGCACCACAGCGTCAAGCAGTGGCTCAACGACTGCCGCAAGCTGATGCTGCGGGTGTTCGCCAAGGGCAACCACTACCGCGCGCTGCACACCATCTACGAGGAACTTGGCTGCTTCGGCACCGCCGCCAACCTCATCATGCCGAATTTCGAGCGGGTGCAGCACAACTACACCTTCACCTGCGGCGAATACGCCATCGCCACCGACTACGAGGGCATGGTCAACGCCTTCTACCGTGAGGTCGACATTCGCGTCGGCGCGCTGGTCAAGAAGTTCGGGCGCGAGAATTGCAGCAATTCGGTGCGCTCGCTGTTCGACCGCAACCAGGTCGACCAGTGGATCACCATCATCCACGGCATCGAGCCGCGCGAGGAGCGCGACTATGACGCGGGCGGGGCGAAGAACATGCCCTACGCCTCGTGCTACTTCGAGAAGGGCGCGGCGCCGGGGCAGTATCTCAGCGAAAGCGGACTCAAGCGCTTCCGGCTGGTCGCGCCGCGCTGGCACGCGACCGGCGGCGACGTCTACGGCAACTCGCCGGGCATGGAAGCGCTCGGCGACATCAAGCAGCTTCAGCACGAGCAGCTGCGCAAGGCGCAGGGCATCGACTACCAGACCAAGCCGCCGATCGGCCTGCCGACCACCGCCGACGGCAAGGCCGACCTGCTGCCTGGCGGCGTCACCTATTTCAACACCGCCGAGCCCAACAGCGGCGCGTCGCGGCAGATGTTCCAATCGAACCTCGACCTCAACCACCTGCTCGCCGACATTCAGGACATTCGCCAGCGCATCAACCAGGCGTTCTTCGCCGACCTGTTCCTGATGCTGACGCAGATGGAGCCGACGACGATGACGGCGACCGAGATCGCCGAGCGGCACGAGGAGAAGATGCTGGTACTCGGGCCGGTGCTCGAGCAGCTGCACTACGAGCTTCTGTCGCCGATGGTCGAGATGTGCTTCGCCGACCTGCTCGAAGCCGGCGCGATCCCGCCGCCGCCGCCCGAGATGAACGGCATCCCGCTCAACGTCGAGTTCGTGTCGGTGCTGGCGCAGGCGCAGCGCGCGATCGGCACCGCCTCGACCGACCGCTTCGTCGGCAACTTGGGCGTCGTCGCCAACATCAAGCCCGACGTGCTCGACAAGTTCGACAGCGACAAGTGGGTCGACATCTACTCCGACCAGCTTGGCGTAGATCCCGAGCTCGTCGTGCCCGACGAGAAGGTCGCGCTCATTCGCCAGTCGCGGGCGCAGGCGCAGCGCGCCGCCGAGGCCAGCGCGCAGGCCGAGCAGATGGCGAACACCGCCAACAAGCTCGGCAACGCTCCGACGCAGGGCGGCGCGAGCAACGCGCTCACCGACCTGCTTGGTCAATTCCAGGGCTACCAGGCCCCATCACCGGAGAGCTTCTGATGGTCACGACACCCTTCATCAATTCAGGTATCGGCATGGGCTCGGGCGAGCAGCTGAACCTTGCCAGCGACGTCATCTTGAACTCGGTCCTGTGGCTGCGCGCCGCAGCGACGGGCAACGTCGTCCTGCGCTATCCCGCGAGCGCCGCCGACGTCACGGTTCCCGCGCAGCAGGGCGAATATATCCCCGTCGGGCACGGCGTCATCGTCCGCAGCACCACCGCCGTCACCGTCATCGCGTTCGGTGTGTAGCGTCGTGCGGCGCCTCCTGCACGACCTGCTCGGGCGCGACCGGGTGCTCCGCAGCCGGGGCGCGGTCGCTGCCGCGCTCAACGCACTGACTCTCTCGGCCAACTCGATCACCGAGAATAGCGCAGCGGGTACGGTCGTCGGCGCGATCCAGAACCGCACGGCGGGGTCTACGCTGTCGCTGTCCGACGACGCCGGCGGGCGCTTCGCGATCTCGGGAAGCAATATCGTCGCCGGCGCCACAGCGACAAACTACGAGACCGCGACTTCGCACAACATCACCATCGTCGAGACGCTGGCCGGCGCTATCGGCACCCCGAGGTCGACGACGCTGACGATCAACGTCAACAACGTGTTCGAGGCGGCGAACCTTAGCGCACTGACCGGCTCGCTGTCGGTTCCCGAGAACAGCGCCAACGGCACCGTCGTCGGCACCCCCACCGGTTACACCTCGGGCTCGACCAAGACTTTGAGCAACGACGCGGGCGGACGCTTCGCGATCAACCCCTCGACCGGGCAGATCATCGTCGCGAACGGCTCGCTTCTCGACTTTGAGACCAACACCAGCCACAACATCACGATCGTCGAGACGCTGGCCGACAGCGCCAATTCCCCGCGTTCGACGACCCTTACGATCGCGGTGGCCGACGTTGCCGAGGGCGGCGGTAGCCTGCTTGCGCCGACTGTCGCGTTCGACACCCCGACCTACCTTAACCCGCCGAACATGGTCTACACGCTCGCGTCCGATGCGGTCAGCGGCGACTGGATCGGCCGCGAGTACGCGCTCAACTCAGGGTTCACCGGCTCGACTACCGACTGGCACAAGGTCACTGACGACGACATCATCAATTCGGCCGACGGTATAGGTTTCAGCTGGCCCTTCTCGGGCGCGTTCGCCGATGGCACGCTCTACGTTCGGGCCTACGCCGCTCGAGGGACCGGACCGGGATCGTTCACGCTGCAGTCGGCGGCGAGCGCGAGCGTCAGCCGCGCGGTCTACGACTATCAACCCGACGCCTGGGACTTCACCGACGTCACCGGAGCGACCGCGAGCACGCTCACGCAATCCAACGCGGTCACGCCGACCGGCTTCACTGGCCCGGTCCCGGTCGTCACCAATGGCAACGAGGTAAGCATCGCCGGCGGCGCGTTCAGCACGGCCGACACGACGCTATCACCGGGGCAGTCGATCCGCGTGCGAGGCACCAGTTCGGCAACGGCAGGTGGCGTCGTGACGCTTACCATCAACGTTGCCGGCACCAACGTCACCTTCCAGATCACGACTGCCGTTTCGGGCGCGAACTTCGTGCCCTCGACAACTCAGATCGGGCATCAGACGTCGGGCTACTCGGGCAGCGCCGATTTTCAGGCGGGGCGTCAGCTGGTTGCAATCCTGCTCGACAACAGCCTCGCGTCCATCACCGGCGTCACCATCGGAGGCTCGGCCTGTACTCGCCTTGGTGGTAGCTCGAACGGGCGGTGGGATCTGTGGGAACTGGCGGCAGGCACCGCCGGCACCAAGACGGTGGCCATAAGCGGCGCGAGCGGTGATGCCGTCATCCACACCGGCACGGTGGTCAACGCGACCGGAGCGGGCACCGGCCTTACCGTCAGGGACTACGGCTTTGGCTCTGGCTCGACGCCCTATACGACGCCGGCCAGCCTCACGGTTGCAGCGAACGGGGTCGGAATCGTGTTCGCTGCAGTCAACCGCTCTAACGTCGGCAACACGTTCACGAGTTGGGACAACGGCTTTACGCAGCAGTCGCTCAAGAGCGATGCGTCCCTTTACGAGGCGCGCACCGCGACCAAGCTCGGCGCCAGTGGCCAGCCGTCGATCACCTACACCAACACCGCCGGCACAGCGGGCGTCGCCATGTTCGGCATCGCTTACCCAGGATAGAAAACCATGAAGAAGCTCCTCTCGATCTTCCTCCTGTTGCTGCTCGTGCAGCCGGCCCTCGCCGAGCCCTGGGACGGCCCCGGCCAACAGACGATTACCTATCCGATCGCGACCACCACGCACGTCCTCGGCGACGGCGTTACCAACGCGCGTGGCGGCGAGGCGCCCGCTTACTCCACGCTCGAGCCCAACGATATTCCGACCAACTCGACGATTCTTAGCAACTGGATCGTCACCTGCCCCAATGGTGCGAACAAGAACGCCGCCAACGATGCGGTCGGCTGCGGCCAGTATTCCGATGCCACCAACACCACTGGCTACGGCATCGGCCAGGAAGCCAAGGCCCGCTTCGACTGCAACACCAACAGCCACGCCAAGGACGACCCGATCGTCAACCCCGGCGTGCAGGGCGGCTCAAGCCACTACCACGACTTCATCGGCAACACGGCTGCGGCGGGCGCGCAGTTCAACGCGACCTACGCCTCGTTGCGCGCCAGCGGCAATTCGAGCTGCTACGGCGGCCCGCTCAACCGCACACTCTACTGGAAGCCGACGCTCTACGTCCTCAAGGGCACGGTGCCGGTGCCGCTGATCGCGCGCAACACGATCACCTACTACAACTGCGGCAACCTCACGACCGACCCGCCCAAGTGCTCGCGTTGGCCGCGCGGTATCAGCTTCATCGGCGGGTTCGACATGAGCGACCCGACCAACAGCTTCCAGCACAACCAGATCGCTGCGATCGACCCCGGCTTCAACAGCTACGCCGACCCGAGCGTCGGCACGGTCAACGGGTTCGTCGGCTGGCAGTGCAACACCACCGACGCCACGCATATTGGGTACACGGCGTACGCGCCGAAGCAGTCGAACACGCACCAGCCGTACCTCAACGATGGCGCGGGCCACGCGACGCTCGACTGTGCGCCGACCACCGACCACGGCAAGACGGTCTACTACGTCAACGTCGAGGTCAGCTCACAAGGGTGTTGGGACGGCAAGAACCTGCACTCGCCCAACGGCCGCCGCCACATGGCCTATACCGTCGTCGACAAGCGCATCAGCTCGGCGCTGGTCTGCCCCGAGGGCTGGTACAAGGTGCCGGTGTTCATCGCCATCGACCAGTTCGCGTTCCGCCCCGGCGAGATGGAGACCACCTTCCTGTCGTGCGACAGCATGGTCACCCCGTTCCGGGGCGGCCAGTGCTTTCACTTCGACCTCATCCCGGCGTGGGACTACGGGACCGGCGATGCGCCGGGCGTGATGCTGCAGTTCTTCCAGCACTGCGCGGGGCTCACCATGCACGTCAAGAACAGCGACGGAGTGACCTACACCGACCTGCCAGGAGATCCCCACGAGTGCGGCTTCGGACGGGCCAGCGCGACCACGCAGATGATTACCAGCACCGCGCCGGATGGGTCGAGCCCCAATCCGGTCGTCAACCTCAACCCCGACCAGTCGGTCAACTCGATCCGCCACTTCCCGATCGACCCCGGCACTTCGACCGCCGGCGCGGTGCTACACTCGCATCAGTGAGCCCTTGCGCCGGAACAGGCAGTCGAACTCGAACGCCGCCGAGCGGTCGGTCGGAAGCGGAGAAACCGTGCGAAACTGCGCCGGCGCGAAGCCGAGGGCGTCGAGGTAGTGGATTGCCTCGGGAAACGACCAACTGCCCTCGTATAGATGCTCGACGGGCAGTTCGAGGTAGATGGCCTGCGTTCGCTTCAGGGTCTCGGCCGCGCCTTCGAGCACCTGCTTTTCAAAGCCCTGCACGTCGGCCTTGAGGAATATGCTGGCGGCAGGATCGCCACGAAGCACGTTGTCCAGCGTATCGACGGCCACGCGCTCGGTGACGCTTTCGGTCCCGGCGAAGCCCTGATTGCCGAGCACCGGCAGGAACGACGAAAGCGAATGATTGACGCACACGTTAAGGTCAGCATGACCGGGCGTGCTGCCGAGCGCGATACGGCTCGCTTTCCAGTTTGCGTCGGTCACCTGGCGTAGTGCGTCGTAGACGTGTCCGATGGGTTCAAACGACCAGATACGGCCGCGATACCCTTTACGCCGGATGAGGTTGCCGAACTGGCCGAGGTTGGCGCCTGCATCGACTACCAGGTCGATAGAGTGGGTAGCGAAGAACCGCCGCAACGTAGTTGAGCGCTGCGCCTCGATTCCAAGATGGTCGAGCGCTGACAAGACAAACTGCTTCACGTCCTTGACCCCTTGTTCAGACCCGAGCAGAGGTCCGCGCAATACGCAATGCGTATAGCAATACGTTAAGTGACGCAAGCCCGTACGCTTAAGTTGCCCCGCGCGACATATTTTCCCCGCGATGAGTGATTTGGAGCTGCCGCTTCACGAGCCGCGCGACGAGGCCGAGGCCGAAACCGCAAGGCTCACCGAGGATGCAGACCTCAAGTGGCTCATGGGCGACCCTCGGGGCCGGCGCATCGCGCGGCGGCTGCTTGAGCGAAGCTGGCTCTGGTCATCGACCTTCACTGGCGATGCCCTGGGCTCAGCCTTCCGCGAAGGGGAGCGCAACGTAGGGCTGAAGCTGCTTGCTCGGCTCATCGAAGCTGCTCCCGAGGCCACCGCCCGGATCATCGCGGGGAAGGCAGCATGAGCGACGCACCGATTGACACCCCGAACGACCCGGCGCCCGCCCCTGCGGACGAACCGACGCTCGTGACGGGTGCGGACGATGCGCCGAAGGCTGACGACCAGCCCAAGGCAGATGGCGCCCCCAAAGCCGACGGCCAGCCCAAGGCCAACGATGACGCGCCGAAAGCTGATGACGACGCCCCCAAGGGCGACGATGACGCGCCGAAGGGCGACGACGAGCCGAAGGTCGAAGGCGCGCCCGAGGAATATGCCGAGTTCACGCTGCCCGAGGGCATCGAGCTCGACACCGAAATCACCGATCAGTTCAAGGGCGTCGCCAAGGAACTGAACCTTACCCAGGAGCAGGCGCAAAGGGTCGTCGAGTTGGGCGCGCAGATGCGCCAGCGCGACGCCGAGGCGATCATCGCCACCCGCCAGGAATGGCTCGACCAGAGCAAGTCGGACACCGAGTTCGGCGGCGACAAGCTCGATGCGAGCCTGGGCGTCGCCAAGCGCGCGATAAGCGCCTTCGGCAACGACGCCTTCGTGCAGCTTCTCAACCAGACCGGCCTCGGCAACCACCCCGAGTTCATCCGCTTCGCGATGAAGGCCGGAAAGGCCGTCGCCGAGGATGAGGTCATCACCAGCGGCAACAAGCAATCCACCCCGCACGGCAGCCTCGCCAAGCGGCTCTACGGCACAGACAAGGAGTAATCGACGATGGCCGTTCTCTCCACCGGGCAGCTGACCCTCGCCGATCACGCGAAGCGTCTCGACCCCGACGGCAAGGTGCCGGCGATCGCCGAGCTTCTGTCGCAGACCAACGAAATCCTCGAGGACATGGCGTTCGTGCCCGGCAACCTGCCGACCGGCCACCGTGTCGTCATCCGCACCGGCCTGCCTGCGGTCTATTACCGCGCGCTGAACCAGGGCGTTCCGACCAGCAAGTCGCAGACCGCGCAGGTCGACGAGCAGATCGGTATGCTCGAAGCCCGCAGCCACATCGACGCCAAGCTCTATGCGCTGGCCGAGGACAAGGACGCCTTCCGCTTGTCCGAGGACTCGGCGTTCATCGAAGCGATGAACCAGGCGCAGGCGCAGGGCGTGTTCTACGGCAACCCGGCGACCGATCCGCGCACCTACCTCGGCCTCGCGACGCGCTACGGCGCGATCTCGGGCGCAGGCAACGCCGCCAACGTCCTCGACGCGGGCGGCACCGGCACCGACAACGCCTCGATCTGGCTCGTCGGTTGGGGCGAGAGCACAGTGTTCGGCATCTATCCGAAGGGCACGCAGGCGGGCCTCGCCGTGCGCGACCTCGGCGAGGACGACGTGCTCGACGCCAACGGCAACACCTACCGCGCGGTCAAGTCGCTGTACCAGTGGGACAACGGCCTGGTCGTCAAGGACTGGCGCTATGTCGTGCGCATCGCCAACATCGACATCTCGAACCTCGTCGCGGAATCGAGCGCTGCCGACCTCATCAAGCTCATGGCCCGCGCGGTCGACCGTCTGCCGTCGCGCGGCATGTGCCGCCCGGCGTTCTACATGAACCGGACGCTGCACTCGATGCTGCGCATCCAGGCCATGAACAAGACGAGCAACGTCCTCACCCCCGAGAAGGGTCTCAACCAGTTCGGGCAGAGCGACAGCTGGACGTCTTTCGACGGTATCCCGCTGCGCAAGACGGATGCCCTGCTCAACACCGAGGCGCGCGTCGTCTGACGCCTGACAGGAAGGAAACGGACCAATGGCAGTTATCGACGCATTCAACGTGTTCTCGGGCGGCTTCAGCGCTGCCGGGGCGGTCACGTACCAGGCGGTCACTGGCGCTTCGGCGGTCGTGTCGACCAACAGCTTCGACACCACCGGCGCCTCGCCGACCGGGCAGAACATCGACCTCGGCAAGGGCGAGGAGATGGATCTGGTCACGCAGGTCGGCACGGCGTTCGCCGGCCTCACCGCGCTCGAGGTGCAGTTCGTGTCGGCCGACGACGCGGCGCTGACGACCAACGTGACGGTGCTCGGCTCCTCGGGCGCCGTTCCTGTCGCCAACCTCGGCGCAGGTGCGCAGATCGTGGTGCCGGTCCCGCCGGCCGATCCGCGCAGCGTCCGCCGCTACGTCGGGATGCGCTACGTGCCGACCGGCACCGGCACGGCCGGGACGGTGTTCGGCGCGTTCCAACGCCGCCACGGCGACGTCCCACAGCCGGCCTACAAGTCTGGCTTCACGATCGCATAGAGGGGGTAACACATGGCACGGTATCGCGTCCTTCGGCAGTCTTTCATCAACAACACACTCGTCGAGCAAGGTGCCGAGGTCGAATACGACGGCAAGGCCGGGGCCAACCTCGAACCGCTCGACAAGCCAAAGCGCGGCAAGAAGGCCGACGAAACTGCTGAAGCGGAGCCCGAGGCTCCTGCCGAGCCCGAGGCTCCCGCCGAGGGCGAGCAGCTGGCCTGACCAAAGGCCGCCGAAGGTGAAGCAAAGGGCGGCTCATCGTAGCCGCCCTTTTTGTTGAGGAGAGGTAGGGCGTGGCTTCCGAGATCGACATTGGGAACCTGGCCCTCGCGCACATCGGCGAGGACGCCGGCGTGTCGAGCTTCGACCCACCCGAGGGCAGCCCGCACGCCGAAGCGCTGGCGCGCTTCTATCCCATCGCCCGCGACACCTGCCTCGAAGCCCATGCGTGGAAGTTCGCGCGGGTGACGAAGATGCTCGACGCGCCGCTCGGCGCGACGGTCGACGGCTACGAATACGCCTACGCGCTGCCCGCCGACTGCCTCAAGGTCGTGCGCCTCTACCCCGAGGGCGGACGGCGGCAGATCGACACGATCTACGAGTTCGAGACCGAGACCGACGACAGCGGCCAGAAGATCCTGCTCACCGACCTAGAAAGCCCGTACATCGTCTACGTTCGCCAGGTCGACGACACGAGCAAGTTCACGCCGACCTTCGTAACCGCGCTGTCCTACCTGCTCGCGGCGATGATCGCCGGGCCGGTGCTCAAGGGCGATGCCGGGCAGAACGCCAATAAATACTGGCTCATGGTGTGGCGGTCGTTCCTCGGCGGCGGCGCGATGCTCGACGCGAGCAACCAGCGCCAGGACATCGACCCGCTGCCGAGCGGCATCGCGGCGAGGGCCTGATGCCCAACGCGCGCGGCTACGCCCGCTCCTTCGTCGGCGGCGAAGTAACCCCCGAGTTCTTCGCGCGGTTCGACGACATCAAGAACCAGACGGGCCTCGCGACCTGCCGCAACGCGATCGTCAAGCCGCACGGCCCGGTCGCCAATCGCGGCGGCCTGCGCTTCATCGCCAAGGCCAAGAACGCCGCGACGACGACAGCCGTGCGTGTCATCCCGTTCGTCTATTCGTCCGACCAGAGCGTCGTCATCGAGGTCGGGCCGGGCTATTTCCGCTTCTTCACGCTCGGCGCGGCGATCATGGACCCGGTGACGCCGACGATCCCCTACGAGGTCGCCAACCCCTATGCGGCGGCCGACCTCGCGCAGATCAAGTTCGTGCAGTCGAACGACGTGATGACGCTGACGCACGAGAACTACCCGCCAGCCGAACTCAAGCGGCTTGGCGCGACCGACTGGACCTACACGCCGATATCCTTCGCCTCGAAGCTGACCCCGCCGACCGGCGTGAGCGCCACGGCCAAGCCGGCGACGACCTCGCCCGGCACGCCGACCCTTCAATCCTACGTCGTCACCGCCGTTAACGGCGCCGACGAGAGCGCGGCATCGGGAGGCACCTGATGGGGCTACCCTACGACAATGGCACCGGCGACGGGGGCACCGACCCGGATACCGGCACCGGCGGCCAGCAGATCATCAACATCACCAAGGCCAACCCGGCCGTGGTCACGATCAGCAAGAGCGCGACGCTCAACTTCGTCGTCGGCGACAACGCCTATTTGAGCGGCGTCGGCGGGATGCTCGAAGTGAACGGCAACCACTACCCCGTCACTGCGATCTCGGGCGGCGGGGCGGTTGACTACACGGTTACGCTGACGCTCGATTCGACGACGTTCGGCACCTACACCGGCGGCGGCACCGCGCAGAAGTACGTCACCGGCGGCGTCAGCGCGACGGGCATCGCCAACTGCTCCAACAACCTGTTCGACGCGGGGGCCTACAACCTGATCGCGTGGAGCGCCGTGCCGGGCGCGCAGCGCTACTACGTCTACAAGCTCGAAAACGGGCTGTGGGGCTACCTCGGGCAGACGACCGAGCTGTCGTTCAAGGACGACAACATCGCCCCCGACCTGTCGAAAACACCGCCGATCCAGAGCAACCCGTTCACCTCGGCCGGCAACTACCCCGGCGCGGTCGGCTACTACGAGCAGCGCCGGTGCTTCGCCGCCACCGTCAACGACCCGGCCTATTTTTGGGCGACGCGCTCGGGCACCGAGAGCAACCTCGCTTATTCGATCCCCGGCCGCGACGACGACAGCATCAGGTTCCGCATCGCCGCGCGCGAGCGTTGCGAGATCCGCCACATCGTCCCGATGCAAAACCTCATGCTGCTGGCCGAGAGCATGGAATGGCGCGTGCTGCCGACCGGTGGCGAGGTGCTGACGCCCGACGTCGCCCTGCGCCCGCAGTCGGCGATCGGCAGCGGCCACGCCCCGCCGCAGATCGTCAACAACAATATCCTGTTCGCCGCCGCGCGCGGCGGGCACCTGCGCGAGCTCGGCTTCAACAACGACGCCGGCGGCTACGTCACCGGCGACTTGTGCCTGCGCGCGCCGCACCTGTTCGACGACTTCAGCATTGTCGACACCGCCTACGGCAAGGCCCCGATCCCCGTCGTGTGGTGCGTGTCCTCGTCGGGCAAGCTGCTCGGCATCACCTACGTTCCCGAGCAGCAGGTCGGCCCCTGGCACCAGCACGATACGCAGGACGGCGTGTTCGAGAGCATCTGCACGGTGCCTGAGAACGGGCTCGACGCGCTCTACGCCGTCGTCGCACGGCAGACCGCCAACGGCACCGAGCGCTTCATCGAGCGGCTTGAGCCGAGGCAATCGACCGACGACGCCAACGGCTTTTTCGTCGACTGCGGCCTGACCTACGACGGCGCGCCCGCGACCCACTTCGCCGGCCTCGACCATCTCGAAGGCAAAGCGGTCGTCGCCCTCGCCGACGGCGGGGTGGTCGAGGGCCTGACCGTCAGCGGCGGGGCAATCGACCTCGACGAAGCGGCGAGCGTCGTCCACGTCGGGCTCAGGATCACCTGCGACATCAAGACGCTGCCGGCCGCTTTCGAGGTGCAGGGCTACGGGCAGGGCCGGCCGAAGAACGTCAACAAGGTGTGGCTGCGCCTGTTCGCGACCCGCGACGTCAAGGCGGGGCCGAGCTTCGACAAGATGACCGAATACAAGCCGCGCACGACCGAGCCCTACGGCTCGGCGCCCGACCTGCTGACCGGCGAGATCGAGGTCAGCCTGTCGCCGTCCTGGTCGGCCGACGGCGGGATTTGCATCCGGCACGACGCGCCCCTGCCGTTCACTCTGCTGTCGATCACGCCCGAGTTCTCGGTTGGCGGGTAGGATCATCATTCGCGAGCCCGAGCCGGGCGACACGGAAGCGCTCGCGGCGTTCATGCGGCAAGCGGACCACGACGAGGTGGTCGCCTCGCACGGCCCCGACGTGCTGGCGACGCTCGACCATGCGCTGCGCATCTCGACGCACGCCCTGACGGTGCTTGACGCGAAGGGGTGCCTCGCCTGCGTCATGGGCACCGCGCCGATCAACATGGCGGCGGGCATCGGCTGCCCGTGGATGCTCGGAACCTACGTGCTCGACCGGCTGCCTCGTACGCTTATGCGCGTCTCGCGGCGCTATTTCGATGAAGTGGCGCGCGTCTACCCGGTTCTCGAGAACTACGTGGACGTGCGCAACACGGCGAGCATCAGGCTCTTGGCATGGCTCGGCTGCTCCTTCGACGAGCCGCAGCCCTACGGGGTCTCGGGGCTGCCGTTCATGCGGTTTGAACTGAGGAGCGGCGAGAGCGATGTGTAGCCCCGCAGCAGCGATGCTCGGAACGCAGGCGGCGGGCGGAATCGCCAGCGCGTTCGGCGCAGCCGCGTCGGCTTCGGTTCAGAAGATGGGCTACAAGCTCGACGCGACGCTCTCGCGCATCAACGCCGACAAGGCCCGCGACAGTGCGCGCGAGGTGCTTCGTGAAGGCTACCAGGCCGAGGTCCGCCAGCGGCTTCAGACGGGCCAGCTGAAGGGCGCTCAGCGCGCCGCGATGGGCGCGAACAACGTTGACATGACGACGGGTTCGGCGCTCAACCGCCTCGTCTCGACCGACTATATGGGCGAGGCCGACGCGCAGACCATCCGATTGAACGCCGCCCGCGCCGCGATGGGCTACCGCGACCAGGCGGTCAACTTCGACAACAAGGCGCTGATCGACAAGGCGACGGCGAGCGGCATCAACCCGTTCCTCACCGGCGCGACCTCGCTGCTCGGCTCGGCCGCGAGCATCGCGTCCAACTGGTACGGCATGGACAAGCTCGGCATGTTCGACAAGGCGGGCGGCAGCGGCGGCAAGCTCGCCGCGCCTGACGCCTCCTACGACTTCAGCCAGGTCAAGCTGCGCTACGGGACGTTCGGCTGATGGCGGGTGTCCCCGACTATGGCGGGTTCAAGGTCAACCCGACCGGCCCCAACGACGAGCGCTTCCAGACGCCCGACACGAGCGGCATGGCCGAGAACGGGCGGCAGCTCGCGCGGTTCGGGCAGACGCTTCAGCAGGCGGGCGAGGTCGGGGGCAAAATCTTCGCCGCCGAGCAGGAGAAGGCCAACGACCTGCGCGTCATCGACGCCGAGAACGCGGCGCGCGAGGCGGCGATCAACCTCACGGTCGACGACAAGGAAGGCTACACCAGCGTCAAGGGCGGCGACGTCATGCACCGTGCGAGCGGGCAGCCGCTCGCCGAGGAATGGCGCGGCAAGTACGACCAGAAGCTCGCCGACATCATGGGCGGGCTGTCGAACGACGCGCAGCGCCAGGCATTCCGGCAGAGCGCGGCGCAACTGTCGACGAGCTTCTACGCCAAGGCCAAGGAGTACGAGGGCCAGCAATACCAGGGCTGGCAGCAGTCGGTGGTCAAGGGCTCGGCCGAGCTCGCGGGGCAGGAGATCGCGCTCAATTACAACGACACCGGGTTCATCGACCAGCGCCTCGGCACGCTCGACGTTGCGGTCGCCAAGCTCGGCAAGCTGAACGGCACCTCGGGCGACGAGATCACCGCGCTTCAGAACACCGCGCGCAGCGAGGCGATCACTGGCGCGATCAAGGCCGCGCTCGACGCCGACGACACCGGCACCGCGCAAACCTTGTTCGACACCTACAAGGACAAGATGCTCGCCCCCGACCGGGGCAAGATCGAGGGGCCGCTTCAGCGCGAGATGATGGGCAAGACGGCGTTGTCGATCGGCGACCAGGTGTTCAGCCAGGTTCCCGGCACCGGCATCGACCAGCCCGCGTCCGACAAGACGTTCGACGCGCTGATCCAGCAGGAGAGCAGCGGCGGCAAGAACCTCGTGGGGCCGCTGACCAAGTATGGCCGCGCGCTCGGCGCGGGGCAGACCTTGCCCGACACCGCGCGGGCGATGGCGAAAAGGCTCGGGATCGCGTGGCAGCCCGAACGCCTGACCAGCCACAAGCCCGAGGACATCGCCTACCAGAAGCAGCTTGCGGCGGCCTATTGGAAAGAGGCCCTGCAGAAGTGCAACGGCAACGTCTACGACGCGCTGTGCTACTACCACGGCGGCCCCGACCGCGACCAGTGGGGGCCAAAGACCCGCGCCTACGCGGCGAACGTGATGAAGCGCGTCGGGGGGAAACCCGACCAGCCCTATTCCGCGCCGACGGCCACGCTCGAGGACGCGCTCGCGTCGGGGCGGCGGCTGCTGATGGAGCAGAACCCCAACCCGTCCTACGACCAGATCAAGGCGGTCGACGAGGAGATCACGCACCGCTGGCAGGTCCACAAGGCGTCGACCGACCAGGCCGAGGAGCAGACGGTCAGCAGCGCCATGACGCAACTGTACCAGAACGGTGGCGACATCAACGCGCTGCCGCCCTCGCTGCGCAACGCCATCCCCGGCGACAAGTGGGGCAGCGTGCTCGGCTTCGCGTCGACGGTCAGGAGCTTCGGCAAGCAGCGCGACCCTGAAAAGGACGACGCGCTCTACAATTTCGCGATCACCCACCCCGAGGTCATCAAGAACGCGAGCACCAGCAACTTCCTCGACAAGTTCGCCGGGCACCCCAAGTTCGAGGAGATCGCCAAGTATCGCGGCCAGCTGCGCGGCGAGATTCCGGTCGGCGGCAAGGAGGGCAACCCCGGCAATCTGTCCTACGAGACGATCAACCGCGCCGTCGACAGCCGCCTCGAAGCGATCGGCATCGACCCCAAGGACGACAAGAAGGCGGGGCAGGTCGGCGCGGTGCGGCGCATCGTCAACGGCGCCATCGCCGGCGAGCAGCGCCGCCTCGGCCGGCCGCTGACCGACGCCGAGACCGAGAGCTTCATCGACCGCCAGTTCGCCAAGTCGCGCACGCTGTCGCACTACGTGCTCGGCGTGAACACCAGCGATGAACGCGTGCCGATGTTCTCGATCAACGCCGACCAGATCCCGAGCGCCATGCTTCAGCAGATCGACGACGCGCTCGACAAGCAGGGCCAGCCCAAGACGGACCAGAACCGGCTGCTGGTCTACTACCGCATGGTCGGCCAGTAATGCCGCTGCCCGCAGACCAGGCCGCAGCCGATATCTTCGGCGGGCAGTACGCGCTCGGCGCCCGCGCTTCGGTCGCGCAGGTCGCCGACCGCAACCCCGACAAGGAAGCGCTGGTTCAGCAGCAGGCCCGCGCGCTCGGCGCGCCCTACGAATCGGCGCGCAACAACCCCGACCTGATCGACCGGCGCAGCGCGGCGAACGCGGTCGACTACCAGAACCTCGCGCGCACCGCCCCGCGCACCGCGCGGTTCATGTCCTCGACCAGCAACGCGGCCATCGCCCACGACGACATCGGCGTGCTCGGGCAGATCGAGCAGTTCCTCAAGGGCAATGCGATCACCGCGCCGGTCGTCTACGGCGCGCAGGTCGGCATCAAGGCGATGGGCCGTGTCGCCAACGACATCAGCACCGACATCAAGCAGCAGGGCGGGGCGATGCCCTACCTGCGCAAGGTGCTCAAGACGGACCTGTCGGCGCCGCTCGAAAAGGGCGTCGCGCAGGTCGTCAGCGGCCCGCTCGGCGCGCTCGAAAGCAGCCAGGAACTTGCCGAGAAGGTCGACCCCACGGCGGGACTTCAGCGGCGCCTGTTCGGCGGGACGATGGAAAGCGGCCTCGCGGCGCTGTCGCGCCGTGCGCGCCACGCGATCGACCAGAGCGTCGACTA